TCAGAAATAAACTCAGAGTCCATGTCTTTTAATAACTCATAATTGTTTAAAAATTCGGATTGTAAAATAGTATCAAAATCGGAACCAACAAGAGTTCTCAAATAAACATCGTGAAAGTAGATTTGTTTGTTTTCAGAAATGTATTGATTCCAATCTTGTATATATTGAGATCTTTTTTCTTGATTATCAGTAGGAGGTTGTTTAAAAGATTCATATTTTATTTTGTTTTCTTGAATATATCCTGTAACGCTTGTTGTATTGTTCTCAACACGGTAATTATAAAAAGATTTTTTAAGTTGAATGAAGTAATATTCTGGACGACTTCTTCTTAGGAATTCTGCAAAAAGTACATCACAACACTTATCTTTGAGAACATTAGGGTATGGTGTTAATTTTTTATAAAAAAGTTTCATAATGTCTCTATTTACGCAGTAAGTCCAATATTCGTGTCTTTGTTCTCTATGTGTTTTCTCTGATGTTCCTTCATAAAGACCGATTAATTTACTACCAGGAATTTCGTCTTGCTTAGCTTTTTGAATATGGTAAGCAAAATTGAGTGTTCTGTCTTGTTCATAAGTATCGTCGTCGTCGCAAAACATAATCCACTCATGTTTGTAATCAATTGTTTCTAATAAATATTGAAAATGTTTCATTTGTGGAGTTTTTTCATTTTGAACAACAATAACTATAAATTGACAAGAAGCAATTTTTGTATTTCCTTGAACATTTAGAATAGTTTTTTCTTTAATGGAATCGTTTTCAAAAGACATGGAAACATAAATGGGAACACTGAGGGATTGGGAAACAAGGGATTCTAAACATTCTACTAAAAAGGGGATTCTATGTTCATAAGAAATATGGGATGCAATTAAAATACAAAAATCTTTAGGATATACATCCATGTTCTATATTTTTAAAATATAATTTAATTTTCATGTATTAACTTGTTTATTTTAAATAAGTAAATTACAATTTAAAAAATAATTATATAGTATAAATAATGTCAGACAATTACAGCAATAAAATATATTTTCTTGAAACGGATAAAACTCATACAATAGAACAATTTAAAATTGTGAACTATTGCAGTATAGAAAAACTTTTTTTTGAACAATCTGATAATAAAACAGATTTTCCAAAAAAAGGAAAATTGGTTATTGATATTAAGAATGTATATGATATTCATGATATGCAGTCCTTAATTAAGAACGATTTCACAGAATTTAACCATTCTACTGATAAAAAATTATATATAGTTCATGAAGATTCTGAACAACAGTATTTATATTACACAACAGAATACAACTATAAAATTAGTGATAAAAAAATTCAGATAAAGGATTGTTTTCAAACTAAATTTGATAAATTAACAACTAAAGATGCAAATACTGATTTTATACAAAGAGTTACGGAAATACAGAAAAAGCTTGAAGAATTGGCAAAACATATAGATAATACAAGAGAATCTTTATCTAAGGCTCAAAAAACACAAGACCAACAAGGAGGAGCTGAAAGTATTGAATTTACTGATTTAAACTTAGGAAAAAATAAAGGAGATAATAACCCCCAACAAATAGAAGGACGGTTTAATAGTATGATTAGATCTTACATAGATAATGTTAATGAAATTGCAAATTATTCATTTTTTAAAAAATTATTTTCATTATCAGAAGATGATATTAATGATGAGAGTATAGATGATAAAGATAAATTTGGATTTTCTGATTCAATAAAACAACGTATTTATGAATTTAAATATGTTTGTGTGAATTATCAGAGTATTCCTGATGGTGAAAACAAAAGTTATGATGAATTAAGTGATAAATTAAAATTTCTTTTACTTGGACTTGATTATACAAAAGGAAATGATATTCCTAACGCTATTAAAAACTCTGATAATTCTAAACAAGATTATTTAATAAAAGGAGACCAAATAGATGAGAATTCTTTTCAAGCAAAATTTTTAAAGGAAAAATATAATGATTATGATTATGATACCAGTGTAAAATACAAGGTTGGGCATTTTGCTAATAATATTTTAGAACCAATTTATAAAAGTAAATTAAATTTAAGCAATATAAATGAAAATGATAAAGAGTTTAAAAATGATATAGCTCGTTTTTTATTTTTTATACTAGGAATTATTGAATATGAATATAAATATTTAAGACAACTATTTTATACTTCATTTGAAGGAGAAGAAAATACAAATAGTGATTTAATAGAGAAGTTTAATGATGAAACAATGCATAAAAAACTTGATAACAGAATACAAACAAACATAAATAATAGCATATTAACTTATTTGAAAATAAGAAATGATTATCATCAAGAAGGAAGCGGAGAAACTGACCTTTCTGAACAAAGTTATAATAGAAGATTTGAAATTAAATTTCCTAAGTATAGCGAAGGTGATAACAAACAAATATTGCTACTTAATTACAATAATGATAATGAGACATATTATGAAAAAGATGACAGAAATATGTATATTCCAATTGAGCACGAAAAAGAAGAACAAAAAACTGATATAGAAAACTTACAAACAAGTAAAATAAATTCTATCAATTATCCTTATTCTTATTTGTTTGGAAAATACAATAATATTTTTGAGCCAAAACAAGACAATTCAACAGTAGCTAATCAAATAACAGAAGTTATAGATGCGATGAATAAAAATAAAACTGTATTTGTAATTGGGTATGGAGCAAGTGGAGCAGGAAAAACAAGCACTCTAATATCTAGGAGAATGCCTAATGGTGATATACAAGATGGGATTTTAATAGAGTTATGTAAAAGGTATTGTGAAAATATATCAAATAATAATAAAATTACTGTTAATGTTCATTCATGTGAAATATATCAAGATGCAAACCAAGAGAACCAAGAACCAACTATTAATTATACAGGTAACTGGAATAAAGACAATTCTAAACAACCTGTGAATTTTGATTATAATAATAGTTCTTTTAAATTATCAAGTCCTATTCAACATGAAAATTTTCATCCTTTTCGTGTAAATAAACAAAGTGATAATGAATGTAATTTTAATGAACCAAAGGAATTTGGAATAGATACACAATTAAGTGACTATTTAAGATATATTATTGATACAGACCGTCATGTAAAAGCGACCCCTAATAATATAAATAGTTCTCGTAGCCATGCTCTTGTATTTATTGGTTTTACTATATATAATAATGATGGTAATTTTGATAATACTCCTGTTTTAATAATTGGTGATTTTGCAGGTGTTGAAAATGAATTTAATTGTGCTGATTTAAATGCTAAGAATGAATTTTTATCTATTGTTGGTGAAAATAAGAAATTATTTTATGAAAATGAAAAATGTAATGATGTAATAGATCCTATTGGAAAAAATTTTATTACAACAGGTGGGGGTTCAAATGATATTAATGAAATTAAGGAAGCACTAAACGGATTACCATTTAATTATGGAGCTATTGATGAAGATTTTAAAAAGATTAAAAAATTAAATAAGATTACAGAATTAATTGAACTTAAAAAGGCAATTAGGTTTCTTCGTAAAGCGGTAGGTATAGATTATCAAGATGATAAAGAACCGTTACAGCTTGAAGATATAGAACCTATAAAAAACCCTGTTCTCATTAATACTTTACAATCAAATTGGGAAACTGTAAAAACAAATATTAATAATGGTTTGCAAGCATTACAAGAAAATAAAGAAAAAAATGAAGCTGAGGAAAATAAAAAAAAAGTGAGAGAGATGTTATTGAAATTTTTTAACAAAGATGAAAATGAAAAATATTATTACAGTGGTAACGATCCAGTTTTACCAAAAAAGGGTCAAATTTTAGAATATGACAAAAGCCAAAATCAGACAAAGACACAGGGTATAGGTCCGTATTATGCAAATACACTTGCACTTTTTCTAGAAAATTATTTTAGGTATTTAGAGAAGGCTTTTATAAATTACATTAATGAAAACGGAAATTTTAAAGAATTATTTTTGAAAGTTTGTAGTAACTTTACACCAGAAGGATATAACACATGCTCATTATATCGGAAAGATAGAGATAAGGAAATGACAAATAAAGAGAACATATATTTAAGAACAAGGTTAAATTTAAATACAGATACATCCGGTATAAAATACTCTATAGAAAAACAAAAAGAAAAAAATCAAAATCAAGACCTGTTGGTTAATTATATATTTAAAATTTTATATGATGACAAAGACAAGGATTTAAGCAATGCTTTTAAATCAGCGAAGCCTGTATTTGAGTTTGGTATTAAAGGTAAAATCACGATTCTCCAAATGGATAGTGACAATACCCGAAAATGGATTAAAGATACAATTCTTGATGATTATCAAAAAATATGGGACGATACAATAAAAATACAATTAAACACAGGAAGTAAAACACAAGAAGGTGTTATTTTTAATGAAGAAAATCCATTACAACCTATTTTAAATCAAACTGTAGATAATTCTGAAATATTTTCTTTTAAGAATATTAAAGATATACAAGAGAACGAACCAAAATATAAAGAAGAAAAAAAATTCATAGACAGTTTATTTGTAGATAAATTAGAATTTGTAAAGGATTTGGAAATATATACATATGAACAACAGCAACTGGCGAATAGTGTTTGCACAAATAGAGTAACTGAAGGAAAATTCATTAATAATTCTCTTGCGGAAATGAGAAATATGATAAGATATGTGCTTCAACAAAAAAATAAGAATATGTTGGATATTGTTCCTAATTATATTAATATTTGCCTTGATAAATACTGCCCTAATCATAAGAATTGTTTTTCTTTTGAAACGAATGAAAAGGATAGTGAAGAACAACCAGTATCTATTATATTTAAACAAATAGAACTTTATTTTACTAATTATGCAAGAACGAAATATAAAAGCAATAATGAATTCAATTCTGAAGAATTTTACAATGATTTAATATTGTCTGTATTTTGCGTATTAAATATATCTAAAAATGCAAATGACCCACCCAAAGTACCTTATATTGATATAAACGAACTAAAACGTATAGTTTATAATTATGATATTTTTATGTCAGAAAAAGATACTATTAGAGGTGAATCAGCAAAGAAAAAAAAGCAGATGATAAAAACAAACAGGACTTTATTATATAGTTATGCTTCTTATTTATTAAACCAAATAGATAGTCATTATATTCAAAAAATAAAAACAACAGAAGGAGACGAACCAACGGAAACAAATGTCCTTGAATTTATTAAAACAATTGATACAAAAGTTTCATTGAACCCACAAAAGGCAAGTGTTAAGTTATTAGATTATTTAACAGAAAACCCAGTTCAACCAAAGAAACTATATGATGCGTTTGTTTTTATAATTAATCATTTGTTTCCTAATAAAAAACCTTTATATTATGATTTACACTTAAAAAAACAAATTGAATATAAAAAAGACGAATTAAGTAATAAAAGAAAAACAATAAATGAAAATATAAATAAAACATATGAATTAAAAGTAAAAATAGATGAAGTCAGAAAGAAGGAGAAACAAGAACAACAAAAACAACAACAAGAAGCAAAAAAACTTCAAGACACACTGACAAGTTTGAAGGATAAAGGTGAAAGTGTTCAAGAATTTACATCTTATTATCACAATATTGAATATTTAAATCATTTCTTAAATTTAGAACTAAAAAGATTACAAGCAGCAGAAACAGCTTTACAAAACCAAGTGTATAATCAACCAGGATATAATCATCCAGGATATAATGCAAAAGATTTTTATGAAAAAACTTTAACTCCCTATGATAGAAGTAATATTTTAAACAATGATAAAGACTTTGAGACTTCATTAAATGCATTTGAAAATCCACATTATTCCACTGTTCAAATCGATATTGAATATGTGTATGTTACTTTAAAATCTTATATTCATGATACTTTAAATGAAATTAATATAGATATAGTAACAAAAGAATTATTGTCACTTGAATCAAGAGAACCACAAATTCGAGACGAAATTAGTCCTGTTTGTTTTTATTTACCTTTAATAAATAGATATCTTAAAAGTGATAAATCTTATACACGATATGATGCATATAACCAAAGTAAAATGGATGAATTGACAAGAACCATTCAATTTTTGAAGTTACTGGTGAATAATTTGATTCCAAATTTAAACGAGAAAATTAAAGAAATAAAAGAAAATTTAGAAGAAGAATTTAAAGTCCTTGAGACAGAATATGAAGATTATATTTTAAAAGGTATAAATTCATTAGAGGAAGGTAGTGATTCTGATAGTAGCGATTCTAGCCAAAATATAGCAAAATTTCAAAAGGAAATTAAAGGTTTCAATGAACAATCGCTTAAACTACAAGATGAGGTAATAGATTTGAAAGAAGAAATAAAAAAAAAGGAAAATTTATTATATTTTGATATTCCTACAAACGAAGGAAACAAAGATAAAACTGTTTATCCTTCAACAGACACTATTAAAAAGAATCAATCTCAAATAAACAATTACCCTAAGCATTATATGAATATTTTAAAATTATTTTTAGATGAAATTGATAAATATAATGCTGCTTCTGCTGTGGGAACATTAGAATTTTTAGATCAAATTTCAAAATTAAATACTGTTTCTACCATTTGTAATTTTAATGAAAATGATATGGATACAGATGAATTTGCTAAGAAGTTACATTCTGATGAAATAATTTCTTTATATAAAAGTAATGAAATAAACTAATGATGAATATAAATATTTATTGGCATATTTTATTCATCTGATTTAGGGAAGATTTATTTAAAATATATTTATTATATATCAATATATAGTAAATAATGAGTGGTACAAAAGAAGAGAAATATAAAGAATTAAGAAATCAAATATATGAAAAAGAAAAAAACAGAAATGAACTTAAATTTGATAATGAGGATACCTATGAAAAAATAAAGAAAAAAGTAAATGAATCTAAAAGTAATTTTGATTCTGAATTTGACTTTGATATTTTAAACAATAATGGAGAATTAAAAAAATTACAAGATGAATTAGATGTTTTATTCAATAAAATTCAAGACTATACTCCTGGTGATGATTTTCAAGAAAGAAAGGATAATATAGATGATTTCAAAAAAAATAACAATGATTTTGAATTGCAATATACACAATTAATTAATGAAGCGTATGCAAATTTTGTAAAAGAAAAAAAGGAAGAAGAAAGAAAAAATAACCAGGAGAATTTGCAAAAGAATCTAACAGAAGTAATTACAACTATGATTAAAGATAAATTAGATGCTGAGAAACTAAGATTAGATGCTGAGAAAGTAAGAATAATGAAAGAAAACATACAGAAAGCTGAAAACGAAAAACAAAGAAGATTACTAGAAGAAGCATTAAAACAAGAACAACAACAACAACAAAAAGAAAATTTTGAAAATAATAAAATCGAACATATTAGAAATTTAAATGACCTTATTGAAAGATATGAACATATTATAAAAACTTGTGAAGGTATTGAAGAGAGTATTGAAGAGAGTATTGATGAAAAAAATACATATATAAATAATTATAAAGACAATCCAACATATAAATTTTTCGTAGTTAATGGTCTCAACGACAATATTGACGCTTTTAACACATTTTTTAGTAAAAGCAATGATGAACTTAATGAATATCGTAAGAGTAATAACAATATAAAAGAAGATGTAGTTGCAATAAACACTGAACTTCAGAACATGATAGAGAATATTAAAAAATTGGAAATAAATTTTGATAATAATGATGGTGAAGAGGATAATCAAAATTTAGATAATCAAAATTTAGATAATCAAATAAATGAAGATAATAAATATATAGATAATAACAATAACATTAAACAATACGAAGAAACATTAGAAGATATAGAAAACAAATTGAATGAGTTTAGTATAACATATAATACATTTATAAAAGAAAACGAAAAAGAAGCAGCAGAAGCAGCAGCAAAAGCACAACGAGAAAAAGAAGCAGCACAACAAGAAAAAGAAGCAGCAGCACAAGCACAACGAGAAAAAGAAAAAGAATTAGAAAATAATTTGAAAGAAACAATAACTTCTATTTTAATAGATAAATTAAAAAAAAGTGCTAAGCCTTTAATTCCCACTCCAACACCTAATGTTTCTGAAAACAGTAATATCAAAAATGATGTAATACAAACAATTGCAAATAAATTGAAGACACAACCTGTTCAAAAAGAAGCAGCACAAAATGTTGCAACAGAAACACAAACTGTTGAAACAGGAATAAATACAGAAACACAAACTGTTGAAACAGGAAAAAATACAGCAGCACAAACTGTTCAAACAGGAAAAAATACAGAAACACAAACTGTTCAAACAGGAAAAAATACAGAAACACAAACTGTTCAAACAGGAAAAAATACAGCAGTACAAACTGATGAAATGATTTCCAAACAGATTGAATATGAAAAGGATAGTAAAAAGATTCTTGAGAATTGTCAAAAAATATTAGAAGAACATAAAGAAGGTCAGTATTATGATTTTGCTTATGCCTATAATACACAAGGAAATACTTTTTGTGTTTGTAAAAGAAAAGAACCAGAAGAGCAAAAACCAGAAGAGAAAAAACCAGAAAAGCAACTCGGAGGTTATTTAAAAGAAGACCTAATAAATTTTCCCTCCATTATTTTTTTAAAGCGTGATGAAAATGGAAATGTAATGAAAGTAGATATAAATGAAGCAAATATGGATGTAAGTGAATATAAACATAAAGGTAATCAAATTTCAGATGGTAAAGAAAAAAATGGTGTTACACCAATAAGTTCAGAGGGTTCCAAAGAAAATTTAAGAAATAAAACAATTAATGTTATTGGGGATAAAGCGGATTTAACTCAAGGAACTACTCAATCAGTTTCAGATAAAAGTGATGATAAAAGTAAAACAAAAGAGGAAGAATTGATTCAAAAAGTTATACAAATAATTGAAACCAAAATATTCTATAATAATCCAAATAGGGGAGATTTGTCTGCTGAAAATCTTAAACAAAAACAAAATCTAAATAAAAAAAAATCTTCAGATACATCTTCAACATCTTCAGCAACTCATTATGACGCAGTTATTCGTGTAATACCAAGAGAACGAAAACGAGAATTACGCAAGTTCATAGAAAAAAAATTAGATTCAAATGACGAAGTTCCATTAATAATCCCATATAATCCAGTTACCAATAAAACAGATTCTAATAAAACAGAATCTTTTAAAGGTGTATCTATTAACGAAAACCATTCTCAAAAAGAAATTACAATAACTTATGAAGAATTAAAACGCATGGAAGAGTTTAGAAAAAAATATGAACATCTTGGCAATGAACGGCCCGAAACAAGCGACTCAGAACAAGATTTTACAGAAAGTTCAAAAAGTTCAGAAAGTTCAAAAAGTTCAGAAAGTTCAAAAAGTTCAGAAAGTTCAAAAAGTTCAGGGTATTATAGTAAAAAATCTGATTCAAGTGAAAAATCTGATTCAAGTGAAAAATCTGATTCAAGTGAAAAATCTGATTCAAGTGAAAAATCTGATTCAAGTAAAAGAAATGAAAAATGTACAAATATTTTTAATGAAATTAAAGCTACATCTAAAGATAATATTGGTTTGGCTGATAGAAGAAAAACATTGAATAATGGCATTGGATTTCCAGGTATATCAAGAATTTTTAATTTACACAAAAAACAAACATTCTTAAAAGAAATACTTATATTTGGTGACGGAGATTGTTTGTTTAATGCTGTGTTGATTGGTTTTTTGATAATATCTAAAGACGCTAAAAAATGGGAAACAATAAGAAATAAGCATAATTTTAATATAGGTGAAATAAAAGTTGTTGATATTGATTCTGGAAATTATTTCAAAACAAACAATTCAAATACACGATTAGCAATTAAAAAATATGCTTGCACTGAAAAAGATAACATATTCAGTAATAAACTTGATGAATTACAAAGATTAACATATAGAGTTTTTGACGAAATTATTGGATTAAAAGAAAATGAATATGGAACAAGTAATGAAATAAAGATTTTGTCAAAACTATTAGGCAAAGATATAATAGTTATTCAACCAGCTAACCTACTAGATGAGTATGCAGCACCAATAACAATTTTTTCTAAATTCACACCTGATTTAACAGAAGAAACATTATATAATGAGTCAATTCATGAATTACTTTACTCTTTTGGTACAGGTAAATATGATGATACAATTATTTTGCACAATATTGGTTATAATATTATGGGAGATAACTCGAACCAGCATTTTAATTTGATACTAACTTCTTCTCAAGAAAAAAATATAAAACAATCTTATTAGAGGAAGAGTAGTAATTTAATATGATTAAAATGAATTATATGTTCATAAAATAATTATAAATACATTAAAATACATAAAATGATTTATATATTTTATTTATATGTCCAAAAATTATTTATTAGCTAAAATAGAAATACCATTAGAACTAGATGAAAAAGGAGAAATAAAGTTAATGGAAAAATATATGAAATTAGAAATAGAAGAAACAGATAAAGAGTTACAAGAACACAAGGAAATGCCTGGATTTGAAGCAATACTAGAATTATTTAAAAGTATGAAAAGTGATGTGAAAGAAGATGAAACAGAAAAAGAAGAAAATACGGAAATTATTCTTACGGTGAATCCAAATGAAATAAAAAAGAGAGTAAAAGGAGGATACCAACATACTTTTAAAAACAGAAAATCATTACATAATAAAACATGTAATCATCAAAAAGTGAAAATTAGTTTAGTGGAGCAGGGCGCTGATGAGTTTTAGCAGAAAAAGGTGCAGGAACAAAAAGAGGTGTTCTGTCAATAACATTCAAGCTTTGTAAGTTCTTAAATTGAGGATTTACAGGAGCTTGAGGTTTGACTAAATTGGTAGATCCTATTCCAAGAAGATTAGATTCAACATCACAGAAATTAGAGCACATTTTGTTTCTAGCAAGTTTTGCAGGTAATAAACCATCACCAGGTAAATAATTTACACTGGCTTCAGCAGGTGCAGAATGAATATAAGTCAAGCGGTCGCATATTCTCTCATTCATTTTTTCTTGCATATCATGGTTTCCAGGATAATTTTTATTTGAAGTTGAGGACATTTATAATATAAAAACATATTTTAATTACTCTAATAAATTATTTAATGAAATAAAATGTGGATTGCTTTCGTTTAAGGTTCTCGCATTATTAAAATAATCTATTAGGCAGTGATGAAAATGATATAAATAATCGTAAGAAAGTAAAACAGCTAAACCTATTCCTAAATCGGTTGAGAACATTCTAGCGGCGGCTTTTTCATATAAAGATACAAAAAGTGAATTGTTCTTGGTTTCTTGTTCAATAAAGTCCATAAAGTTTGTAGCTTGATGACTATCATATAACATCTCGTCGGTAGTTTCTTCGTCCCATATTTCTTGATTGTGTTCTTGAATTTTATTGTTTTCTTCTATTACTGTAGTTAAATCCATGTTAAATAGTTTGCGGATAAAGTGTCTGTATTGATTGTTGGTAAAACTAGAAGGAATCGTTAAATCAGTTGGATACATATAAGAGTTTGTAATTAATATTTAAATAATTGTTAAGTAAATATTAATTTATTTTTTGGATTTCTTTTCTTTTTTGACTAAAGACTTATTTTTAAGTTTCTTCATGGATTTGTTTTTCTTTCCTCCTTTCTTCTTCATGGATTTGTTTTTCTTGGTGGCGGTCATTCTCTTTCCCTTTTTGCCTGCGTTCATTTTATTCATCAACTTCTCTTTAAGTTCAGCAAGGTTCATGCTATATACTAACGCAATATTTTATTTATACTTTATTTTTTCATTTTGCGTTTCAAACTACGCTTTTTAATTTGTTTGCCTCCTTTTTTCGTTTGTTTCTTTTTCATTTTCTTATTGGATTTGTTTTTAGGTTTCATTTGCTTCTTTTTTGATTTTCCTCCTGTCGGTGGAACAGGTGTTGCCTTTACGTTAATTTCATTATTTTCTATTTGAATATCAACATTTTTATAATTCATTTCTGTTTCTAATTTTTTTTTTATTTCATCAACACTAACGGTTGCTGTTACTGCTTCTACTGCTCCTGGTGCAGCTTTTTCTACTGTTTCTTCTTCTTCTACTGTTTCTTCTTCTTCTACTTTTTCTTTTTGTGAAATACCTAATTCCGCAAGAAGTTTGTTAATATCTTCCTCATCTGTTATTTCTATATTTTCATCATCATCAATAAATTTTCGTAATTCGCTTTTAACACTTTCAAGTTCATCTGAATTCTCTCCGTTTAATTTATCTATAATATCTTTATTACTATTAATAAGAGTGTCCATTTCTTTTTTAAGTGCCTCTAATTTTTCTCTATCTCCATCTTCCATATCTTCTTTATTTTCTAAATTTTTTATTTCAAGTTGCTTTTGAAATTGTTCCCATAATTGACTACCAGTTGTGTCTCTAGAACCTACGCTTTTATCACTCATATTATCAAATATTATAAAATATATAGATATAATATTTGCTAAATTATTTCTTGGATTTGCGAATAGCCTCTTCAACAGACATTTCACGAGTGGTCATGCCCCCGCGGACCCATCCATCTAAAGCGGCTTCTTCAACTTTTAAGCTAGCATCAGTGGCTTTACTCTTGGCTTCGTCATCCAAGACAAACAAGCTGTAATCATTGAATGATTTTTCCATAATCGTGGAAACGCTCTTCTTTTCGTGAATAGGTTCTCCTTGTTGTAATTGGCTTTCAAGTCCAGGATCAACACTGCCTCTTCCTAAATAAGGAACGGTAGCGAAAGGGCGTTGAAACAATTGAAGTTTCTCAAAAGGTCTTTGACCAACTTTCAAAAGTAAGTCGGATTCATCAGCAGCGTTGTTTCCGTTTAGTCCATTACCATGAGCAGCTCCAGAGAAATTTAATGAAGGTTGAGGAATAGCAAATTGAACATGGTCGTCAGATAATTTGCTGCTAAAAAAATTGGTAAGATTGTGATTAGCAAACTTAGTATTGGAAATATTTTGTTGTGTTAAATCAGTGTGGTCAGTTCCAATACGGTCAGTGTGGTGAAATTTATGTAATTTTAAATCGGACATTTATTATACTATAAAGAGAGAATTTATAATCCAGGAGTTATTATTTAAATAGCCTAAATAATAAATCAATTAATAGTTGGTGTGTCTAGACAAATTTCTAGCACAAGCAAATTTGTTTCCTTCTTTACATGAAATCATACTTCCATAACAAAAGTCAGCAAAGGCTCCTTGGTCGTTAGGAATAGTAGTGTTGGGATTGGAAGTGAATTGTCTCATGGATTGTTCAAATTGTAAATTACTTCCTAAATCACTAAATAGTTTGTCTGCAATATCAGGGTGGTCGGGATTAGCATCAACAACGGATTGTTTAGCTTGTTTTAAAATTTTATCACCAGTAGTTTTGGTATAAGAAGCGGGAGCGGGTTGTTTATCAGGGTTATAATCATAGTCAGACATCATAACATTACCAAAAGGGTTAGATGCATCAGGTTCTCTAAATACTTGTTCAGGAATAGTTTGCTTCTTGCTTTCAATAACTTCTAATGTAGGGTTACTAAATCCTTCTTTAATATTTTCAAATTTCTCTTTATTTTCTAATTTCTTCATGTCTTTATCGTGGTAATAATGTAATATATAAATGGCTAAAAGAGTAATTAAAATGATAATAAGGGTTCTGAGACTCTTGGAAATAATGAGACCAATGACAGATAAAACAAGAACGGTTCTAGTAATAGCATTTAATTTTTGTTCATATGTCATGGAATCAACAGGAAAGAATTCAAAAATGTATTTTTGATGTAAAATAATGTTAGGGTCTTCAGCCCAAAAAGGAATAGCTTTTTTCTTATGTTCTTCAGGTTCAGGTTCTTGTTGTTCTAATATAAGTTTTGGATCATTTTCTTTTTCATATTCAGCGGACTTCATTTATTTATTATATGATTATATATATTTTGTTACATTTCTTTTTACTAAATAGATAAGAATTAAATGTCTATTTTTTTTTTAATACATTTTTCATCAATTTGTAATGTTTTACATTTTTTGTCTTGAGGAACAATATGCAAAACGCATTTAGCTTTTTCTCCATAAAGTGGAACAACACAGCCTTTATCACTTTTCTTTCTTGTTTTATTTTTATTAGGAAAAACACATCTAGCTCTAAAATGTTCATATCTTTCACGAACAACTTCATAAGTGAGACCGGAAGTTTTATCTAATTGCTTATTAACAAGCTCATGTAAGTCATATATATATTTTGAAAAGTTTTCTCTATTTTTCATATGCTTTGCTTTAAGAGGCATATTTTTAAAATTAGTAGCTAAATTGTCTCTACATTTTCCGCAGGGTAGAATATGTTTCAAACTAAGAATGAAGTCTTTGTATTGTTTCTTTTGCATTTTAGAGGGTTGATTAGGGTAGTTGAAACTCATAGTATGTAGAAAGTGCCACATACCAGGTCCCCAAATAGCGGTGAGCATACCATTTTTATCATTAAAGTCATTAGAATCATATACACAAGAGCTTTTTTTAGTATTATTTTTCTTTGAAACCATTTATATTAAATAGATAAAAAAAAGAATTCGATAAAAATAAAGAATTTATTTGTTAGAGTTATATATATGGCTAGTTTATCAGCAGTAGTTTCAAAGTATATTCGCCCTTACTTACCGATAATCATTTCAATAATTGTAGCAATAATCTTAATAGTGGTAGGTATATTATATTTAAGACAAAGAAATGAGCAAGAAAAGAAGAAGCGTTTTAGCGATGTTGCAAATGCAAATAGAAGAAATACAGAGGCGGAAGTATTATTTTTTAATGTATCATGGTGTCCTCATTGTAAAACAGCTAAACCAGAATGGGATACATTTGAGAGTCAAAATTCAGGAAGAGTAATAAATGGATATGAAGTAAAATGTGTAAATGTGGATTGCACAGATGAAGATGATACAAATGTAGCAACCATGATGAATCAATATAACATAGAGTCATTTCCAACAGTAAAATTATTGAAGGATAATCAAGTAGTAGAATTTGATTCAAAGATAACATCAACAGCTTTAGAGAGTTTTGTAAATATTATGTTAAGCGAGTAATTTAGCTCCTTCTTGAATAAGTTCTCGCCTTGTTTCTGCAGATTCAATAATAGTATTAATTTTCTGTAAAGAGGATTCATTCATATTAATACGAATAGTGTTTTCAAAAATAGGAATATTTTTTCTATTAGAAAGAATTTTAAAGATATTAACAAAGAGAGTAAATAAAAAGTCAAAAAAAGAGAATTCATTTTGAGGGTCTGGTGATTGAACATCAATATCTAATAAAAGCATATTAGAAGGTTCGCATGATTGTTGAAGTATGCAAGTATTTACAGGAAAATTATTTAGGAATCCTCCATCAGCATAATATTTATTATCAATACATAAGGGTGAAAAAATAATAGGTATGCAGCATGATGCATAAACAGCGTCAATTAATTTCCAATCAGGGTAAGTAATGTGATTGATATCTATAGATTCAAATTTCATAACTTCAGTAGCAAAAATATGTAATTCAATATTGTTTAATTCATAAAATTGTTTCATGGTAATATCTAATGGAATATTTTTAGATTCAAACATAGGTTGAAATATTTTCTTCATAAAGTCAATATCTTTTAATCCTTTTTTGTCAAGTATAGAAAAAAATTCTTCAATTTGGATCTGAAAAATATGTTTCCAAGGACGATTAATAATATAATCATCAATAACATCCCATTCCATGTTGAGTAAAATAATAGTAGCAAGTAAGGAGCCTGCAGAAGTTCCATAAATAGATTTTATATTTTTAAGGTCCCATAAACCTTTTTTAGCAGAATCACGAATATAGCCGTAAAAAGGAAATAAAATAATTCCTCCACCAGAGATGACAATATGCTCAATAATATTATTTTCTGTATTTTCCATAAAAAAATAAGTAGTATTTTTTTATGTTTTTTCTAGTATCATATTAATTATGTCAAATATATTATTTAGTGATGAGAATGATAAAGTTCAAAATGTAAATATAGATGAATTATTTGAAAAGAATCAACAAAAAGATTTGAAACAGTTATCTATATTTAATAAAATTTTAAATAGAATTCATAAAAGGATTCAACATACGGGAAGAAATAAGAGAGAAAAATTTATTTTTTATCAAGTTCCAGAATATTTATTTGGAGAACCTCAATATAATCAAGGAGATTGTATCGGATTTTTGGTTGTAAAATTAGAGGAAAATGGGTTTGAAGTGAAATATATGCATCCAAATACATTGTTTATAACATGGAAGAATCATGTGCCAAGTTATGTTCGTAATGAAATAAAAAGGAAGACGGGTATAGTGGTAGATGAAAAAGGTAATATATTGAATCAAGAGGAATTAGATGAAAAGAATGAACAAGATCCAACAAGTAAGCTATTGAATGATAGAAATCAGCCTTTGGAAAATAATAAAAATAAAAAGGAATATACACCAATAGATGAGTACACCCCGACGGGTAATTTTGTTTATAAAGATGATATGTTGAAAAAGATAGAAAAAAGAATGAATTCATAAATATAAGTGTAAATATTTATGAATTAACTATCGTTTCTGCTCCATTTTTGTTTATTGAAAGAGGAAATTTGTAATAAGTTGCTAGCATTTTGTTTCCAATAATTTATTTTAGCTTGAAGTTCTCTTTGTTCGGCAGTTTGAGGTAAAGCATCTTCAGTAGCGGTCATTCTGGCCATATCACTACTTGTTGCATTTGGTTTTTTTCCAAAACAATTGACACCAAATTTAATATATGGATTAGTAATGTATCCTCCATTAACTCCAGGTCTTCCGCAATTATGTTGAACTTCAGGACCGTTTTCTTTTAATTTATCGTAAGTAGATTGTTGTGTAGGAAATAAAGCCATTTGGTCTTGAGACCAACCATAACCACACCATTCACCTCCGTTTTTATAAGAATTCTCTACTTGTTGATAAGTAGCTAATTCGGCATTATACGATTTACAAATGGCTTTAGCATCATCATATGTATATTTATTATTTCCAACATGAAAAACTTCATTTTCAGATGTAACTGGGGTCTCAGTAGTATTATCTTCACTGGTTTCTTCAAGTTCTTGTTTAGTTTCTTGCATTTCATTTACAAAATCAAGCAATGATAAATTGAAAACTTGTTTAAAAAATTGCACAAGTACAATTATGACTAAAGTAACCCAAAGTAATCCTTCAATGAAAGAAACAGAGAAAGGTTTATTTTCATCAAGAGGTATTCTAAATAAATAAATAACAACATAAAATGCAATTAATATAGCAATAATAGGAAGTAAAGAATAAGGATTATCAAGATAAGAAATGATAGTATTATAAATGTCTTCTGTATATTGGTTTTGTTCATCTTTGGAAAGTAAATAAAAAAAGGTAATTAACATAAAAACGAGTAAAATAACAAATAAGAAATCAACGATTTTCTTTGCATTTTTTTTAAAAGAAGATTCTTCGCCTTTTTTCTTATAAAAAATTCCGAGTCCTAAATATACCACAAGATATACACCAACGAACCAACCAACAATAATTAAATTGTTTTGATTAAAAACAGAATCTAACATATTTTGAAAATCTTGACCTGAAGTATCAACATTATTATCTTCAACATTTACATTGTTATCTTGACTATTATTCTCAGTATTATTTTCTAAATCTCCGGCAGAGTTATTATTTTCGTTATCCATTTTATATTATAATTAGGTATTTTTTTTACGATAAAACAAACAATAAGCACTAGGGCTGACTAATGTTGATAAATCTTTTACTTTTTGATTTGTTTCATCATCATAATGAATCCATTGATTAGCGTAATTCCTAACAAATGCAGTATAATGTCCGCCTTGAAGACTCCCCATATGGTTACAAACTCCGTATAAATCATAAACAAAGGATTCTTTATTATAACCATGAACATAGTTTGTAAGGTCTAAATTATCAATAGGAAAATCAACATGTTTATTAATTCTTCGTAAGCCATCAATACTAAATCTATTTAATGTAATAATAAGAATATTGGGAAAATTCCAAAATATCATTCTTTTTTGAATATCTTCTTTCTTACCTGTTCTCTCGTTAAACCAAGAGTTTTCTCCTGTTAAATATTCAGGTTGCGTAAATAAATCAAGACAACCATACAAATTAGAAGCAACCATTTGTTTTTCTCCATCTACAAATATAGGTAAATCTAATATAAAATAACTCTGTGGAGTAAGACTCTCTTGTCTTTTTGTTTCTATTGATTTGATTTCCGAAACATAAATACCATAAAACATATCCATTATTTCAGAATATTCTTTACTATAAATGTCTTTTAACATTTTGTAACATACAACAGCAAGTTTATCGGTATTATTTTCTGTATTTCCGTTTATGTTCATAACCACCTTTCTGGATATAGAATTATGAATACAATCCATAAAGAATAAAAGAAACTCAGGCAAGTCATTTTGAGAGTGCCCAGTAAATAAGTCTTTTTTCTTTAAAACAGCTAATTCTTTCAATTTTAATACAAATCTTTTGGGCGAAACAGTGCCATTACCACTCCACATGGTGCTTTTAAGATCCATCCATTCTTTAAACATAAGATTATCATTTTTATTATTTTCATTTATATTAACTTTTACATTATCTAATAGGTGGTTTAGTTCGTATGTATTACTTAATACTTGAAGACACGAATTAAGGAAACATGTATTTCCTAAGTTTTCAAGGCCAATATATCCTAATCTTTGATATTTTTTTAGTTCCATTATTAATAATTTAAATATCTCTTTATATTAATTAATAAAATGGATAATATTGAATCAATTTTTCGCGCACTTAGACAACAGTTGGAATCTGATATGGAAAGAATAAATAGAAGAAGCCAATCAAATAATACTCATGAAAATGAGGACGACTTAATTTTAAATTATACAAATAACATTCTGAGTGATTATTTATCAGTTATGAGAATACACCAAGAAACAATGTCTTTCTTTAATTTAAATATGTTTAGTTTAATTGATATACTTAGAAATGAACAAACAAGAAGACGAGAAGAGCTAAATCGTAGATTACAAAGACAACGACCTAGTAATCCTTTTACTAGTACAAATGTTCAACCAATAAATGAAAGTTATAGAAGCACTCCTTCTTTTAACAATGTAAGAAACAATCGTCCATTTGAAAATAACGCAAACACATTTTTCAGGAATAATTCATTGTTTGGTATAAGTGATATATCTCGTAATTATCGTAGATCATTACCAACATTAATTAATCCAAGATTAAATTCTCCACTTGACGCAAGACATTTTTTTGGTGGGTTAGGACCCGAATTAAGAAATGTAATAGTTCGTCCTTCCAATAACCAAATAGAGAATGCAACAAGAACATTTGTATATCATTCTGATGTAGAAATATTTAATACAAGATGTTATATTACTATGGATGATTTTGAAGAAGGAGATGAATTGTGTGAAATATTACATTGTAAGCATACATTTAAAAAAACACCATTGATGAGTTGGTTTAATGAAAATGTTCGTTGTCCAGTATGTCGTTTTGATATTCGTGATTATGTCCCAGAAACATTAAGAGATTCAATAGATAGTTTTAGAAGTTCTCGTCAGTCGTCTTCACAATCTTTAAATGAAGATACAGAAATATTAAATAATAGTAATCAATCATCACCTACAAATTCAGAATCATCAAATAGTAGTAATGAGAACTCTACAAATACAGACACTCCCTTGTTTAATACATATTTAAATGATAATTTAGCACAAGATGTATCAAACGGTATTAATGAAATATTAGAAAACTTAGTAAATGATATTTCAAATAATAATGTAAATCCAACATTAAGTTATTCATTAAGTGTGCCTCTAATATATCATGAATTTTTTGATACTTCTAATAATTTAACTTTTAACAATGTTCAATTTAATTCCTCACCATAAAAAAATAATAGAATTAATTTATTATTTTTTAATTATTTCTTTACAAAGAATTGAGTAATCGTTTGAATATTATGTTTTTCATTATAAATCTTTTGTAGAAACTTATCAAACAATAATACCTTTACTTTTGTAGAACAAAATTTCTCCTTCTTTTTGTTGTATTCTTCAAGGTCTTGATAGGCATTTTTCATTTTTATGATTTCTTGATTATAATTATTTAATGATGCTCTTTGATTTTCTAATTCATAAATATGATGTAATGCTAAACCATATAATTGTTGTAATGGTTTCATTAACTGATTTGTAATATAATGATTATAATCGATCTTTATTTTATTATTTATAATAAATTCAGGAGTTTCTATTCTATCACCCATTAATGATTTTTTATCGTCATTACAAATAAATACAAATTTAATTCTGTCACCAGGTTTAGGTTTATTTCCTGGTTCTCTTTCTCCTATTCTATCAGCTAATACTTTATGTCCTATTTGATTTGGATTTTTATAATCACTTCTTAACGCTTTTGTAATAGCTAATTTATCCATCGATACCTTACCACTAATTAAATCGTTTAATGAGTTATTTAAAAACTCAATAGATTTAGCTAGATTATTTTCTTTCATAAGAATATTCAATATTCCACCATAAATATCTTTCAAATAATCACAAGAATCTCTTCTTTTTAATGACAATCCCATATACTTAAGATATCCTTTCTTCGGGTCTTCTTCATAAAGCATACCCACATATCGTTTTTTAGATAATAATATAAAAGGCATTAATGTTTTTTCATATTCAAGATACATGGGTGCTTTTAACCACATACTACACAAGTCTGCAGCTTGTTGTGCTAATTCAATAGTAATGGCTAATGCATCATATCCTTTAATTCTTTCACCTGTATATGGGTCCTCTAAATTAAAGGTAAAGAATACACTATCTGTATCACCATAAACATATTCAGCACGGGTTCTAACTTCTCCATAATCTTTTGTTTGACAAATTAGATTACCATAAATATTTTCAAGCATTTTTTTCGCATAAATAATCATCATTCTTCCAGTTGCAGTAGTAGATGCAGCAACATCTTTTTCATAAAATGTAGATGTTTTAGAACCACATTGACCATAAAGAGAATTTGCAGTTACTTTATATCCTAATTGTCTTTTGTCTAGAATATTTTGCATAAATGGATCTTTTTCTGTTTTGATTAACTTACGCGTATCCTTTCTTGCTTTTAACAATTCAGTTAAAATAGAAGGCATAATAGATTTTTGATTGTTTGGTAGTTGTGCCCATCTGCATATCTTTTTACCACTAATTACCTTTTCTTCTCTAGATGTTTCTGTTTTTCTAACATATTTGTATGTATCAAATTCAATGTCAATATATTGGTAATCGGGTAAATTATCATATATATATTTACCATTTTCATCTTTCTCTCCAGTTTCTTTAATAATATTGCCATTTAAATCATATTCTTTTGTCCAAACTTTACTATCATGACTATAGTTTTGACTAATCATAGAAGACGGATATAGAGAAGAATAATCAACACAAGCCACAGGATTGTCCATATACATTGAGCATTTTGGAGGTAATACAATGGCACCTTCATACCCATCTTTATCATTTGATTTGTCCATATCAGGCATGAGTGTATTTTTTTCTCTACATTTTTTCGCTACATAACTAGTTAATTTAATCCCTTGTCCTCTAAAAATTAAGAAACTAATTGGAACACTACAAATACTTGACATCTCAATAAACCCTGTAATAACATCTATTTTATTCATCAAATGATGAACAAGGTTACAATCTTGAATACAGTATTTAGCTACAATAGCTCTATCAGTGGATGAACCATTTGTAAGTCTAAAAATATCTTGAGGAGTTACATCATCTTTTGCCATTGTCCATTTTATGCTTTTATTATTCTCAATTTTTATTTCATCTTGAATAATCAAGACATTGAATTCTTGAGTTTTGTCTTTAATTGTAATTTCTTTATTTTCAATAATATCAATCACCTTGAATTTTTTTCCATTAGCATAATAGTCACTTGTAAATCCACTTAATTCAATATGTATAAAATCTCCTGCATGCAATCCCATAAGATTTTTACTATACAATTCTGTGCATTTTCCGTATGTTGGATGGTCTATTGTTTCTATATGTTTTATACTATCAGAAATAAGCTGGCCTGCAACATCATCTAATTTATAAGATGAGAAATTAAAATCTCGTCTGAAATATGCATACATATCAATTTGAATACGCCCCTTCATTTTATAATATTGTAAGTCATATTCTCCACTGGCAATTTTAAGCATTGTTTTTTCCATTTCATATCTATGATTAACTTCATTTGCAGCAACTTCGTCTTTTACTCTTGAAAGTTGAAGAAATGGTTCTAAGCAGTTTAATTCATCAGCTCTATTAAACATAAAACTATAATCAAAACCAAATATGTTATAACCAATAATAATATCAGGGTCTTCACGCTGAATTAAATTAGTCCAAGTTAATAGTAAATCTTGTTCTGAATCACAACATTCTATTTCACAACCTTGGATTTCATCACAAGAACCTAATACAGCACAATGATTTAAGTAAGGCTCTTTTTTACCATAATTCAAAAATGTTGAACCAATGAAAGTTACTTTATCTCCTTCTAGTGGAGGAAATAATCTTGTAAGAATTTCATTTGTTAATTGTATTTTTTCATCTCTTTTTAAAGATTCAGATAGTAAGATTTGTATTAAAGTATCTTTTTGATTTACTTTAATTTTTTTTTGATATTTAAATCGTGGCTCTTCAATAATTTCACAGGAATTATCTTCACCTTCTTCATCATCGTCATCATGTTTAATGCTGAATGTATTTTTTTGAAATTGATTAATTTGTTCAATCAATTCATTTATTTTAATAATTTCTCCACTATCTTCGGTAGTATTCATTGTTTTTGCCTTGTTAAAAGCATGATTAATAACAATAGAAATGCGTTCTTTAATGTCGTCAATATTCACTATTCTCTTTGGATACACAAGATCAACATCTTTTGT